AGTCGGAAAGATGGGACTGAATGCCGGAAATGCATTCTCTTCGAACCAGGAGCTGATTGCATTCACGGAGCAGGTGAATAAGCAGTTCAAGATCGGCGGTGCGTCGGCTCAGGAACAGAGCAATGCGATGGTGCAGCTTACCCAGGCGATGGCGGCTGGTGTCCTGCGAGGTCAGAACTTAAACTCCATCCTGGCGGCGGCTCCGGGAATTGCCAGGACCATCGAGGAGAGTATGGGATGGGCGTCCGGATCCATCAAGCAGTATGCAGAAGACGGAAAGGTTACAGCTTCGGTCGTAAAAAATGCGCTGCTTGATATGGCGGATCAGACGAATCAGAAGTTTGCATCGATCCCGATGACGCTATCGGATGCGATGACGCAGGCGCAGAATATCGTCCAGCATGAAGTAAAGCAGATGGCACAGTCCTGGAACGACTTTATTCAGACGGATCAGGGGCAGGAGATCCTCGGGGAAGCGATCTCGCTGCTGTCCGTGATGGCTCAAGTCGGAACGGATGCCCTGTCAGGGATCGGATCAGCGGCGCTCTTTGTTGCCGACAACATGGATATGATCCTTCCGATCCTGGCGGCCGTGGGAGTGGGATTCCTGTTTGTAAAGGCTCAGGCGATCCAGGCGGCGCTTGGAAGTGCCGCGGCGGCAGGAATTCACATGGCTTCGTGGGCGGCCTCGAACTGGCCGCTTCTGCTTCTTTTGGCGTTGTTTGCGGGAGCATTGATCGCAGCACAGCAGTTTGGAATCGGGATGCAGGAAGTCGGCGGCTGGGTCGGACAGGTATTCGGAATGATCTATGCAGTTGGCTACAATGTATTTGCCACACTCTGGAATGTGATCGCTTCGTTTGCAGAGTTCTTCGCGAATGTATTTAACGATCCGGTTGCTGCTATTGCACATCTGTTTTCGAATGCATTGGATACGATCCTCAGTATGGTAGAAACTGTGGCAGGTGCGATCGATGCACTGACAGGTTCTCATCTTCAGGGGGCTGTGAGTGGCTTCCGTGGAAAACTATCTGGCTGGGTAGACGATACCTTTGGAGAGAATGCAATCCAGATTAAGCGGATGGCAAACCTTGATATCGGTGCTACAGCGGCAGAATGGGGAAACTATGGTGCAAATCTCGGCTCCAAACTGGATAACCTGGATCTTGATATCGGAAAACTTGCGGGGAGCTTTGGTGATCTGGACCTTTCGGGACTCGGAAATGGAAATATTGACAATGTTGCAAAGGTTGGAAAAGTCGGCAAGGT